CGCAACTTCAGGCAAAATCGTCAATGCGACGATTCTATACCGAAGATGCGGGGTATGCCTTGGCGAGAAAAATAGACCAAACCCTGCACCTATTGGGCGCTGGTCTAAACGGTGGAAGTATTGCGGGAGCAACCAACCTTTACGAAACTGCCGTAATTGGTGGTGACGGCGTGACCGCATTTTCAGGGTCAGGCAATAACGGTACTGCTCTTACGGACGCTGGTTTACGCAAGGCAATTCAGTCACTTGAGGATAATGACTACGCCACGGATGAACTGTCATTCGTAATCCCACCTGTTGAGGCTTCGGTCATCCGTGGAATTGACAGGTTTACGCAGGACGCATTTAGGGGCGATGGTTCTACGCTGATCACAGGGCGAATTGGTAATCTATATGGTGTCGAGGTGATCGGGACCTCGAATTGCCCATGGATTCACCGAAATAGTGTGACAAGTACGCAGTCTGTAACTTTTACGTCAGCCGCGCCAACTGGTGCATCATTTGCTGACGCATTCGGTCTTACTGTGGACTGGGCAACATCGTCCCCAACTGACACAAAGTACCGTGCCTGTTTACTGCTGCACAAAGACGCCCTTGCGTTAGCCACGCAACAAAAGGTGCGAACTCAGTCTCAATACAAACAAGAATATCTGGGAACATTGGTTACGGCAGATACCGTGTTTGGCACAAAAGAGCTGCGTGACTATGCTGGTGTTGCTATAATTGTACCTGCATAATAGGTAAAGTGTTGCTGTAGGCTGACTGATATTCTCAATCGGCCTACAGTAAATAAAAGTAAAACGGTGGATAATATGACAACATTTAGATGTAAGCGATCAGGAAATCTTGTATCATTTATCAACGAAGGTGATATCCAAGGATTAAGGGCGCACGAGGGGTACGAAGAAGTATTAGAAAACGAGAAGCCTGCTAAAATTTCAGAAAACGATCAGCTGCAAACTCTTACAGCAAAACGAAAATACACAAAGCATAATTGCGATGTTGCGCCTTACCGCCCAGTTACAGTCTCCGCTCTCCCCATAACTGAGGAATAATCTATGCCACAACCCGAAGGAATGCTTACGGGAGGTGCTTCTCCTGGGAGAAGTCCTTACAATGGCGAAATAAAAGTAGAGAATGATATTGTACCTGTCAAAGATGGGGTATTGACCTATGAAGGCAATACAATGTTTGTTTCAGATGACGGGATGATGGTGGTCACACCAGAAAGAGCGCTGATTGGGTACATAGAGAATGGCGAGCTGAAAGAAACAAACCCTGCCCATGAGGAAATGCTGAGACAAAAAGGAGTCCTCGAACAATGAGTTGGGTAAGCGAGCGATACAAGGATGCCAGAGAAAGCGTAAGTAGCGCATCGGACAGCATTGGAAATGCAACTGGGAACTTGGTAGGTAAGATCCCCGGAAACGAGAACGACTGGAAACGGGTCGCAAAGGTGGGCGTAGCCGCGACCGGTGTATATTTTGCTGCCCCTTATGTGGCATCTACGTTAGCGGCTGGTGCTACTACTGCTAGCACTGCCGGGTCATATGTTAACGCAGCGGGTCAGTTGGTGTCGTCATCGGTACCAAGCCTTGGTGGCATGCTACCGGCAGGTGGCGGCATGGTTGACGCACTTGGTGGATGGGGCAATATTGCAACAACTGGCGCAATGGTCGGCGGAGGACTATTATCCGCAAACAGCGCGAAGGACGCATCCAAATCACTGGCGAACTCACAAATTGAGGCTGCCCGTATTGCTGCGGACGCTGCCAAGTTTAGACCTGTTGGTGTAACAACCCGTTATGGATCATCAAAGTTCGACATGGATCAGGACGGCAATATCATTAGTGCCGGATACAATCCATCACAGCAAACAAAATCCCTACAAGATAGATTGACTCCAATGATTGATTCAGGGATGGCGCAGTTCAATAGATCCCCTACTGACAATATTGGGCTATTCGATGGCGGAAAGAGAGCTATGTCGTTAGGGAATAGCTATATGAGTACCTCGCCACAGGATCAAGCAAGAAAGTACATGGAAGATCAGATGGCGCTCATTAATCCGTCAAGGGAGAGAAGCCTCGCTGAGTTAATATCCACGTTGCAGGGACAGGGCAGGCAGGGGCTTGCTGTAGGTGGTACAACAGATGGCGGATTTAGGCCATCCAACCCAGAGATGGACGCCTATTATAATGCCCAACGGATGCAGGACTTACAGTTGGCAGCAGACTCCACAGCGGGAGGCATGGATTATTCCAAATTTGGCGTAGACATGACGACCGCTGGTGGAAACATGATGTCGAATTACTACAATAACCAAACCAATTCGTTTTCCCCCTACAATGCCGCATTAGGTGGCCAAGTAAAACTTGAAGGACTTGCTCAGAATGCCATGGATATGGGCATAGATATAGGCGCAAAAGGGACTGCGGCAAGAGATCGGTCAGGGCAGCTATTGGCCGCCGGAACAACGGATGCAGCTAACTCGATGTACCAATCTAACGCGTATAATCCATACGCATACGGATTGGGCATGTTGGGGTCAACCCTTGGTAAAAATTACGATATGAGGACCAAGGCTGACGCTGAAGCGCAAGCAAGGGCTAAGTGGGGGTAATATGGCAAATGGTGGAATGATACCTTCAATGATCGGAAGAAGCCCCTACGAGGCAGACCGTGAGCAATTTCGGTCTTCCCAACAAGATGCCTTAGAGCTTGCTAAACTTGATCCACTCAGTGCGTCAAAATACATGATGGGAATGGCGGGCGCAGGGTTTGCCAGACCTGTTGCAAATATGCTCGGATTAGAAAACCCAGATGTATCAGAAGCAGAACAGGTTAGTTTCATCCAGAAGGGGATTGACCACTCTACCCCAGAAGGTTTACTGAAAGGTGCAGAAAGGTTCAATAGTGTTGGGAATACCAAGATGGCTGTTGCATATACTCAAGCCGCTCAGGAGAGACAGAGCCAGCTTGAGCAAGGAAGACTTAACGCGGCAAGGACAGACAACGCGCTAAAGTTGCCCGGTTGGAAACATGAGGAAAAAATGCGATCTCTTGAAAACACCGCCGCCATACGAAAGGCTTCTGCCGAAAACACTGCGCAAAGTATTGCTGCAAGAGCACAGGCCACAAATGATCGTAATGCGTTAATGGAGAGGATGAATAACGCAGATAACGCCGCAAGGGCGCGACTGGAGGAGATGAAAATTGGTGCAAAAAAAGAAGACGGGAAGCAAAAACTAAGCGAAAAATTAGAGGTTGATTGGGCTAAGAGAAATACACGTATTGAGGCGATGGATGGCCTTTCCTCTGAGGTATTTGGTAAACTTAAATCACTTGTGAAAGAGCCTGGGTTTAGTAACCTGGTTCATCCGATAGAGCAGGGTTATAGGTATGCGCCCGGTGATACCCAACGAGCCAATGATTTGCTGTCAGAAATACAACAAACATTGAAAAAGGTAGGTGTTGCTGACATAAAAACCCTACTCGGTGGATCTGTGGGCACAATGACGTTACAGGAATGGCCAATTGCGGCAGATTCTATTGCCAACGTAAAGACAGGCCGAGGTGCAAAATTTACAGTTCGTCAGTTGAACAAAGTAGCAGAACACTTGGTGAACGGCGTAAATGACGAAATAGACAGATACAATGAGCACTTTGGTAAAACAAAAGGATTCAAGGAGAGAGTTGTGTGGGAGCCAATTACTGAAGCCGATATTGGTGCATCTCGCAATGATCCAGCGGTATCCAGTAGTCCACCAATGGGAAAAGTTAGAAATTTTAGGCCAAAGGGTGAGTAGATATGCCAAAAATTGCAGAATATGAAGCGCCCGATGGCCGTATCTTTGAAATGGAAGTCGATGATGACGTAACACTCGAACAGGCCCAACAGATGGGTGACGAGCAGTATAGGCAATACCTCAAGTCGCAGCCCTCTGATGGAGCAGACGAACTTGCGAAACATGACGCAAGAATGAAAAAGGAATATGAGGAATCTGGTGCAGGGATGGTACTTGAGCCAATCTTGCGAATGGGTTCTGAAATTGCGGCAACGGGCATCGGTGGAATTGCCGGTATTGGCGAAATTGTTCGTCAGGCGTTGCCGGGTGGGCAATCAGATGGAGAAGCCCCTGCCAGAGTACAACAGGCCGTAAGGGACAAAATAGTACTTCCTCCATTATCAGATGTCGGAACATCGCCCTACAATCCAATAAACGCCGCACAGAATGCGCTCTCCTATGCCGCTACCCTTGGCGGTGGAACAGACCTTATTGCCGAGAGTATCAGAGGAGAGAACCCTGGATGGGCACGTGACGCCACAGCGAATTTTGTGGGTGCTGCTGCGCCTGCTCTAATAGGCTTTGGTGCACCTTATTTGGCAGGTAAAGCAAGGCCCTATGTAAGCAATATCGTAGGTAAAATAATGGAACCTCACCTTAACCGCGCAACGGCAATCACCAAGCGGACCATGGGAGATAATCCAACTGCTATTCAGAACATAAGAGATTATGCGGCTACAGGAAGAAACGATATCACTGCGTCGCAGGCCGCTGGCCCTACTCAAAGCAGGACATTCCCTGCGTTGGAGGAAATCGTATCGCGACATCCTGATTTTGTCGATAGCTACGGAAACATGCGACTCGCTCAAGAGGGATGGCGCAGAGGTCTTATTGACAAGTTCGCAGGAGGCAGTACACAAGAAGGCTCAATAACTGCACAAGGTGCGCAGAATGCTGCACTAAACGCAAAGCTCGACCCAGTTCGTCAGGATATAATGGATCGAGCAAACGCGCACGTTCCCATCATGAAAGCCAATAATGAAAAAATAACTACCTTGAAAGAAGTCGGCGCATCAAAGAAAGTGATTGACTTGGTAACACGTGAGTTGGAAAAGAACGTTCCGCCAAATGCGATTACAGCAAAGCCATTTTTAGAGCAGATTAGCAGGACAAAAGGCGAGTTTTCGCCAAGTATTCGTCCACATGTGGAAGCAGTACTGAATGACCTTGGTGGAAGAATATCCGCAGCCGAGAAAGCAAATGGGGGGTACCTGACAGCACAGGATATACATCAGCTACGGCAAGCTGGCATAAGTGACGCAATTGAGACAGCAATGAAGGGTGCGGATACCAAAGTAAAAGGTGACGTTTCCAGAGCACTGCGTAAATTCAAGCCACTCAGCGATGATGTAATCAATAAAGCAACTGGTACAAAAGAATGGTCAGACTACCTCCGAAATTTCGCAAAAGGTAAGCGAGTAATTGAGAAAATGGAAATTGCTCAGAAAATGCAAAAGGCTTCTGACAAGAGCCTAGCTGATTTTGGACGAGGGGATTCACCAGATGCACTTGAATCTGTATTTGGCCCGGGCAATAACAGCCATGACCTTGGTAAAAAGATGGGAAGACAGGCCGAGGCGTATAGGGAAATTACTCGCCAGTTGGATAGAGATTCGATGCTGTCAGGGTATGCCAAGGAAGGAGACATTGCAGCAACTCAGATCTTAGCGGAAGGTGGACATTGGCCACGTATTCCAAATATGCTAAAGCCTGGCATAGCCCTAACCAATGCGGCAGGGGACATAATAAAGACCGGAATCAATAAGAGAATACACCAAGATATTGGACGCGCTATGTTGACACCTCAGGCTCTACTGGATTTATGGGATAGGGCACCTTACCTATCACCTACGGCCGAAATGCTGTTGAATCCGACTTCCAATACAGTCCTTACTCAGGGCGGCCTAATGTCAGGAGATGATAACAGATGACGTTTCTTCAAATGGTTAATAACATATTGGTTAGGCTTGGTGAAGACCAAGTGTCGTCTGTGGACTCGACCAAGTATTCAAAAATTGTTGGGATATTCATCAACGACACAATGCGAGAAATAGAAAATACATGGCATTGGCGAGTACTGCATCAGACATTGGGGTTCACCACGGCAAACATGACTGACGTGTATCTGCTGCCCAACTCAGGGATACGTCAACGGTTTACTGAAGTATACAATAGCTCACAGTATGCGGCATTGCAGAGTAGGCCATTATCATGGATTACAAGTCAGACAATGATTGCACCTGCCATATTTGGAAGACCTTTGTATTATGCGTGGAGCGGCACCAATGGGACAGACAGTTATATAAAGTTGTCGCCTGTTCCCGATGGGGAATATCTATTATTCGTGAACGCATATATCAATTCTGGTGATATGGTGAGCAATAATGATACGCCAAAAGTAGATCCGCATTTGATATTACTTGGTGCGCATGCAAGAGCCGCACTGGAAAGAGGAGAAGATACTGGGATGAGTAGTTCTGAATTATACCAGCTATTTAGGTCAAGTTTATCCGATGCCGTCGCAATGGAGGCCGATGGCCTACAGATGGTGCCTGTATAATGCAGCCGATCCTAACCTTCTCTATCGACAAGCCAGGATATGCCGGAGTAAATACCAGTGATAGTCCGGTGGGCATGGACGCACAATTTGCGCTTACTGCCATCAATTGCGTAATAGATCAATCTGGTAGAACTTGTGCAAGGAAGGGGGGTGTCAGAGTAAGTAGCAACACGAATGCGCAACTTGGTCAAAGTAACATAGAGGCACTTGGGGAACTAATTGCAATAGATGGGGCAAGGACGATTCTTGCAGCAGGGGCGAATAATCTTTTCAAGTTATCAGGAAGCTCGATTGTCACGCTTACTTACGGTGGGGGTGGGGCAGCGCCAACAATCACAGGTAACAATTGGCAACTGGTAAGTCTTGCGGGATCGGCAGTATTCTTCCAACTAGGTCATGACCCACTGTTGTTCGACCCTGCATTATCTACAACGACCTATCGGCGGCTAAGTGAGCACCCAAGCTAC